ATTGGCGGTGTCGGCAGGAGCGCTAAGGCCACTCCATCACCGGGACCACGACGATCCTGCTGCCGAGTTCCAAAATTCACCTAGAACTCACGTTTGAACCCAGGGACTGATGCCGATATATGCGTAGGGTACATAATATTGTCACCGCAATCAACAGTAACATAATTGTCCCAATAATGCTTCCACTCAGTCGCCATGATAGTCTCAAGTAAAGGATGTTGGAGCGGTTGAACAACTGTCAAAGTATCCAAATATTGTTCAATCGACCTCTGCATGAATTCGGGGACACCATACATTCTTTCCATCAAAAGTCTGGTTCGAATTCCCACTGGTGCACGAGGAACATTCCTAAACTGTGAAACTGCCTGTTTCAAACGATTTCGGTACCATTCATTAGCATAAGCTCCACGGTCTTTTTCAAACACTCGGGTGATATCTACACCTGCGGTTACCCTTAATCCATAATCCGCAAGTGCCGAAATAATTGGACAACCCGGGTATTGATACGCTAATGATAATGACTTACACCTAAGCAGTTCGCGAAGCCTGGCCGACTTCGCTCGCGCATACTGCCTGGTGGTCCAACCGAATGAGGCAAGAACAACCCTGGGATCGGTAATGTTCTTTTGGTCTACCTCATCAAAGATAATCCCACAGAAGCTGGCGGTTGCGAGAGAATCGTGTTGCTCCATTTTCAACACCAACCCCAGCTGTTTAAAATCCTCCTCTGTAGGTGCCTCTCCATCAATCCTGAAGAGTCCGTCATCTCCCTCAACAACTCCATCTACGTCTACGCCCTTCTCGTGGCACATGAACAACATAAACATTAAATTGGAAAAACCATTGCCCAATGACGTGCACATCTCTCCAGACATGCGTGTAGCGTTGAGTTTGACTTTAAAATCTTTGAACCTGCAGTCGTTTCGCCCTGCAAGCACGGTGTGACAAATTTTCATGAACCAATTATGAGCCGGAAGAGCCTTGGTCATATAGTCATAGAGTTCAAATTCAACACATTCCATAATTTCCTTGGTGAATAAGGATTCAAAAGCAGTGTAATCAGTAGCATAATACTTCCCGTTCTCGCGGTAAAGCATATCGAGTATGTACTTAGGTCTATCACACACTGGAACATGTTTAATAAAATGTGGGTCCTCATAAACAACGGCCTCGATAGCCTTGAATATGGGTCCGACGAGACATTTGAACTCATCTGATCTGGAATTAATGCCTCGCGCGTGTTTGTAACTAACATAGGATTCGTCCTTTATAAACGAAGAAACTCTAAAATACGTCTTCAAGAACGGGTTGTCACAAGCTTCCCACTTCGCTCGCAGCTCCTTCTTTCTCCATTCAGGATAAGGGCATTTCGCGAGCCAGGTCTCAAAAGTTATGTCCGTGTCAGCATGGAGCGGAACCAGATTGTCAGCTATCCACTTCTTCACAAAACTTCTGAGCCTCATCAAGAGCTGTTTCTTTGGCACTGGTGGTGCGAAAGCTGCACGCTTTCTAACGCCAGCAACAGCGGTCCAGAGGTCATCCAAGTCCGGGTGTGGCAAACACGCCCCGTGCACATGTGACCCCAAGGATACTAGGGCTGGTCCTCTACGGGAGATCTCATAATTGTGCCTGCGCTTAATGGTAATTTTCGTACCACTTTTCACAGGTGCAATTTTTGCCAAAGGTACCTCTCCGTAGCGATAGCCATAGGCTATCACCCTATACGCTGTCCTTGGCGAGAAGGAAAAGGGAAGAACCTATTCTTCTCGCGATAACTCATGAAATACGCGTACGCCGTATCACATGAATCCTGATAAACATCCCTACTCAATGTGGTGGAATCAAAGTCTCCTCGCAACCACATTAAAATATCGGTGAAAATCCAACTCAAGATGCGCCATCCACTGGTACTGTAATGTCCTATGGCCCCAGGATATTCCCCAAATTCATCCGCTGATCCGCGTTGATTTAGGAACGTCTCCCAGAACCTGGCATTTGTATTTCCATCCAGCAGGCCTTCTCTCACATCTACTGTCACCATCTGTTTCGGAATGTTTACGAACTGCGTTGCTGCCGCGGAGTACACGATCTTCTCCATCGCAGTTCTAGAATCTATCAAACAGTTAGCATTGTTGATAGTGCACAACTGGTAAAGCAACTCTAAAGACACCAGTTTTCTGATAGTTACGCTTACCAAGAGCGGACCACGCTCTCGGGTGAACTCAAATTTCCAAAGAAGTGGAGCCAACATTTTATTATCACACTTCTTGAACTTCTCTGGCCTATTATCTTTGGCTTCAAAAGGACTAAGGTACCCACCCTTAGGCAGGGCACGCATAGTACAGCGGTCTCGAGAAACAAACCACCGATCACGACAACTATCATTTCGTGATGCCAAATAGTCCAGAGTATAGGCAACAGCGCATATTGCGAAAGTCATTGCAAGGGAGCTTGATAAGACAGAAGGGGTGACCGTATGTGAAAATCCGACGAACAGCTCAAAGAACGCAAGCAACATAACGCCTGCAAAGAACCATCCGTTAGGTCGGTCACTAGGTTCGTACCATGTAAACGACAGCTGCGAAGTATCCATGTTGTACCTATCGCGAAGCTTTGACTCAAGCTTCTCAATTTCCTGATCAGCTTTAATCTTAGCTTCCGCTTCTCGCGCAGCTTCGTCCGAATTTCCGGATCCTTTTCCCAATGCCTCTTCGAGAGCTTCCTTAGTTTCCTCCAATTCCTCTCTAAGCGCATCTTCATTACCCTCTGCTGCTTTAAGCGTTTCTGAGATACTAGCAGCAGTGAGTTCATTTGACTTGGCCTGTCGATTCCCTTTCCGGATCTTCGCAGACTTATGTTCAGCCTTAGCTTTTCCACCACGTCCGCTAGTCCTCCCTTTCTGACGGCAGTCTTTAGCGATGTGACCAAGTCCTTGGCAATTATAGCACACTATACTCTGCCTGGTGCTATCCTCAGGCGCATTATTATTGGGGTCTTTAGTTTTACGACGTCCACCAATTTCATTGGACGTTCCAGAATTAACCGTATCGGATCCCTTTGATGTCATCTTAGGGCGCGACCCACCCGGTCTAGCGGGCCGCCTTTCAGCTTCACTACATTCTGAGCTGACTTCCATGTTCTCCTGTTAACCCTGTGGATGAGGGAATTTATTTCACCAGTTCGATCTCTGGTTTGCCGTATTGACCACGCGGCCGAGGGATTTGTTAACCCAGTTTACTCTGGTCTAGGGTCTCTACCGTGTCTAGACAAC